TGGGCCGGATCCATCTCCAGGCGGACAAGATTGAGATCCCAAAACTCAAGATCCAGCGGTGGAGTGAGACATCGTTCAGTAAAGAGATCGATGAGTTCCTGAAGAAAGACGAGGAGGAAGAGGAAGAGGAAGAAGAGGATATCGACAAGGAGTTCGAGGACGAGCCCGAGCGCGAACCTGCCCCCGCACTCCCGAAATCTCAACTCCCGGTCGCGCCGAAGCCGGAGATCCCGGCCACTCCTCCGGCGGCTACGATCCCGCCCGTTGAGAACCCCGAGATCCCCGTTGACATACCGGAGATCCCGGAGACTGAGCCCCCGACGATCCCGGCACCGTCGGTATCGGTCCCGGCACTCGATACCCCGCTCCCGGTCTCGGTGACGAACTGGGATCAGATGGTCGCTAGGATCCCCGTGCAGGAGCCCGGAGAGCAGGCAGCCGTCCCGGCGATCGAGATGCCGGAGGGCCTCGTCGATATCCCGGAGGTCCCGGCGATCGAGATGCCGGCCATCGGGCCCCTGCCGGCGTTTGAAGTCCCGCTCCCGGTCACGGTGATCAACTGGCCCGATACTCTGAAACCGGTGCCGGCGGCTCCGCTGACAGAGGAAGAACGTGTCACACCCGCCGACAAGGAACCGGATGTCGACGAGGAGTTTGTCGACCTCCCCGAACCGACGATCGTGTGGCCGGACCTCCCGAAGATCCAGATCCCGAAGATCCAGATCCCGGACATCGTGGCGGCCGCCATGCCCCCGGACCCAGATGCCGGCGCACTGGCGCGGATCCTCGGCCTTATCGGTGGGGGAGAGACCCGCGTAGTGGTCGAACTCGACGGTTACGCGATCGGGGAGACCCTGTTCCGGACCTGGAACCGTCGGACGGGAGGCGCGCTGAATGGCTGATCTCATCGTCACGATCAGCGGGCAGCCGGCAGCCTACCGCGCCGGCACGCTCTCGATCTCCGGGTCGCTCGGCACCCGAACCACTGCCTCTCTCCAGACGGTCGACCATCCCCCGTTCACGAGTGTGGTCGAGGTCGGACAGGTCGTCGAGATCCGGGACGAGACAGGTAGCTTGATCTTCGCCGGCACGGTCGATTCGGTCGAGGAGGAGATCGACGCGAGCGAACGGATCAGAGTAAAACGCCTCGCGTGCGTTGACTACACCCAGATCGCCGACCGCCACCTCGTCGCCTACGTCTACCAGCCCGACGAGGAACATCCGACAGTCTGCGCCGGCGACGTCATCAAGGATATCGTGGCCCGGTTCTTTATTTACGGCGGCGTCACGGAGGATGTCGATACTTCGCTCGTTGAGACCGGGCCGGCGATCGAGAAGTTTGTCTTCAACTACGTCCCGGCCTCGCAGGCGTTCGACGATATCGCTGAACTTGCCGGCTACATCTGGTATATTGACTACGAAAAACGCCTCCACTTCACGCCGAAAGATAGGAACGCAGCGCCGTTTGGGCTCACGGAGACCTCGCAGAACTGGCGGAACCTGAAGGTCAGCGAGAGCCGGGAACTCTACCGGAACCGGCAGATCGTCCGGGCCGGGACGGCGCTGACCGACGAACGGACGGACACTGTGATTGCCACAGAAGCCGACCAGAAACTCTTTGAACTCTCCTACCCGGTCGGCACGGCCTCGGCGGTGACGGTGAATGGAGTGCCGAAGACGCTCGGCGTCAGCGGCCTGCACGAGGGCCGGGACTTCTACTGGTCCTATGGCTCGAACGTCCTGACGGCCGAAGTCGCGCCAGGAACCGGTGCCGCGGTCGCTCTGACCTACCGGGGTATGTTCCCGATCCTGGTTGACGAACGGCTCGACGCGGAGATCCTCGCCCGCCGGGCGCTGGAGGGGGGCACCGGAGTCTACGAGGCGATCGCGGATGACCCGGCGATCAACGTGCAGAACGTCGCCGTCACGAAGGCGCTGGCATACCTGCGGAAGCACGGGGTGATCCCGCAGGTGGTCCGGTTTGAGACCGACGCCCCGGGACTCCGGCCCGGACAACTCCTCCCGGTAGATATCCCGGCCGCCGGCCTCGGCGACAACTACCTGGTCGAGTCAGTCAGCATGCGGGATATGCAAGGGGCGGTCAACCGCTACACGGTCACGGCCGTCTCGGGGGACGCTCTCGGGGGTTGGTTAGAATGGTTCTCCGCGCTGGCTCGACAGGCACAGAAGTTCGTGCTCTACGACGAAGATCAGGTCGGGATGCTGAAGACGGTGACGGATACCGTCCGGGTATCGGACCACGCAGAGGAGTATGATCAGGGAACAACCGACCGGAAGCCGGAGTCGCGGGTCGACCGGGCACGCGCAGATTTTGCAGAGACGGATTGGGTACACGCATGAGATCGACAGTACGAGTACAGGATAACGTGGTGGTCCGGGAATGGTGCAACGGTGCCGTGGTCCGGACGTTCCAGGCGCATAATACCTGGGGTACCGCAGGGCTGAACGCGATCCGGGACTGGTTCGCCGGGCTGAGTCGCGTGCCGGTGACCCACATCGCCTGGCTCGATGCCGGCGGGGTGGAGCGCGCCCGGGATATCGTGACGCAACGAGTACTCCCGGGCGACGGATCGCTCCTGATCCGGCAGTATCTGCCGAGCGCGACGAGTGCGAACGGGCACACGCTGACGACGATCCGAGCCTACAACGCGCAGTCCGGCGGCACGCAGTTCGCTGAAGCGGTTTTTGACGCGATCGGGATTGCGAAGACCGCAAACAATCAGATCACAGTTGAGTGGACGCACACGTTCGCCGATGGAGGAGAGTGAGCATGGCATACGCCCCGACAACTTGGGATGCAAACGATGTGATTACAAAGGACAAACTGAACAAGATCGAACAGGGGATCAATACCGCCAGCAAACTAAGCGGGACGGATATTGATACGGACAAGAATTGGGGCGGGAAGAACATCACGAATATGGGGAAGATCTCCCCGATCTCGTGGCTCCTCATTCTCGGCGGCGACCCGCTCCTGATCTCCAAGACGCACGACTCATCGACGACCGTGACGTTCGCACAGGTCGAAGCGGGGCACGGAAACGTCAAGGTCGTTGTGAAGGGCGCCGCGACTGGTTACATATCAGGTACAAGGACGTTCAAGGTGTTCAAAGGGGAGACGGAGATATGGAGCCAGGCCCAGGCATCATACTGGGATGGAGAGGGTGATCGTTTCACCGCATTCTCCGCCACAGCATTCGAGGATCTCGCCGTCGCGACAGGGGATGTTCTGACGATCTCGCGGACGGGGGGCTGGGGGGCCGTTACTGTAGAGATCTATGCCACGCCGTGCGTGGCGCCGTACGGGATCGCGACATAACACTCCCTTATAAATACCCCCTCCCCCTATTTTCTCACATGACTGATTCTAAAACGTCTTTCTGGACTCCGCGCACCGTCGCCGCGGTGATCGGGGCCGTGCTGCTCGTCGTGGCGCTCGCATACCTGGTGAGCCTGCCGCAGAACCAGTTCCAGCCGGCCGACCTCCTGCAGCCACGGTACGCCGCCGACGCCGATCTCGGGTACTGGATGGTCAACAAATACGATCAGGAGGTTGACGTCTACCACCTCCACGTGGTGATGGAGCACGACAACGGGACGTTTGAGTGGCTGGAAGGCGACGGGATCTGGTTGCCCCGGCGCGCCGTCGAGGGGACGTTTAACGTGATCGGGTCGTTCGACCGGCGGAAAGCCAACCTCTGATCCGGTGAGGGCATATTGGGCACGTAAGATCGTAACTTTTTAAGATCTCTCTCTCATGGGAAAGTTACGATCCTTCGTGCCCTACGTGCCCCCACCGCGCCTACCGTGGAAAGTTATTTATACAAATACGTATAATGTATGTATTGTAACAGGTGAAGCAAAATGGATCTCTTCGACAGGCTCTACATCCTCAAGACCCCCTCCGGGGCAGAAGTGGAAGTGGAACTCAAGGGGGGGCAGTTCTACGGCCCCGCCCGCGTGAAAAACAACCAACCCATCATGTGCAGCTGCACGGGGACAACTAAGGAGACCGCAACCGTGATGGATGCGGTCGATGGTGTCGGAGCAGTCTGCCCCAAGTGCGGCAAGACCCTGCCGATCATTCGGAGCCCTGCAGACCACAAGGCTGAGGTCGAGGCAGCGGCGCGGCAGGCTCGGGAGAACCTCCGGCTGGTGCCGGCCGGCATGACCGAGGATCACGGGATGGCCTACCGCCTCACCACCAGGATCGAGCGGTCCGAGTGGGCAAAAATTGCCCGGTACATGCTCTACGTCACGACCAACGACGGGATGGGGATGGACGCCGACGACCACAACCTCGGATGGGTGACGTTTTACCCGCGTGAGGTCGAGGAGGCTCTCGGCATCACCGGCGACCGGACGATCGCCGCGCAGAAGGAGGCCGCGCAGCGGCGCCGGGAGGACCAGGCCCTGGCCCGCAAACGCACGATCGTCCAGCGGGTAAAGGAGATCGCCCATGAGATCCGCGAGACAGGGGAGAGGCCGAGCGGCCTCAACGACCCTGCCGGCGACAGGCTGTTTGACACTCAGGACATCTACGGAGGAGGGGATTGGTTTGTTGCCGGCCCGGAGCATCTCTGGTACGTCCAAAACAACGGCATGGACGGAGATAACTGGGGTCTCAACAATGTCCGCACAGGTGGCGCGGGAGCGATCGGATACCGAGTCCCCGCCACCTCTCCGCTGGCTGCCGAACTGCGCAGACTGGCGAGCGAGATCGCCGCGCTACCGGAGGTCAAGTAATGACCTCCGACACCCCCGACCGCTACGAGATCGAGGGCTACGAGGTCCTGGAGCGCGTCCCGCGTGCCTACTCCCGGCAGAGCTCCGCAACCCTCTACCTGCCGCTGGAGTGGGCAAACAAGAGGGTCAAGGTTGTGAGGCTTGACCCGTGAGGTGAGAGAAATGGAAACACGATCCCCCCCTACAACGCTCACCGGCGACGCCTGCCGCCGCCTGGAGAGGATCATCCGCGACGACCTTGAGCACGCGACCGTCTCATCTACGATGGTGCTCGTCGAGGAGGACGGCCGGATCACCATCAACGAACTCGTGCTTCGGCTGGAGGACGGGCGTATGGTGACCCTCATGCCGCTCGATATCCCGGCCGAGGCCGCCGTCGACCTGCGGCTGGACATCTACGACGACCATCTCCCGGGCGGTCATGGGTGGCGCGAGGCGACGGTCGCGGAGGACTACGCCGAGGAACTCGATG